ACCTCGAACGCGCCGGGGTCGAGCTGACGATCCTGGACACGCCGGGCGTGATGGACGCGTGCGCATCGTTGCTCGATCTGGTCCGTGAGCACCGGGTACGGCACGCGGCCTACCCCGAACTGGACACCGCCGTCGCGGGAGCCGTCAGGCGCGTTGTGGGCGATCGGTGGGCGTGGGGCCGGAAGGTGTCCACCGCCGATATCTCGACGCTTGAGGCCGCCACCTTGGCCACCTGGGCAGCGTTGTTGCCCGAGCCACCCAAGGAACCGCCACCCGCGCCGGTCTCGCTCGGCGGTCAAGCCCACGCGCCCGCCGATTCCGTGCTACTGACCAGTTTCTAAGAGGGGCGGTGCCCGGTGGCCGACAAGATCCCCGCCCCAACCGTTGCCAAGGGCTACCAGAACGACCGGCTCTCGTGGTGGGCACCTCCCGGAACCGTTGACGAGCAGACGCCCGAGCTTCGGTGGCCGCTGTCGGTTCAGGTGTACGACCAGATGCGGCGGCAAGACGCACAGATCCGGTCCGTACTCCGGGCCGTGGTGCTGCCGATCCTGCGTACCGATTGGTGGATCGAGCCCAACGGCGCACGGGACGAGGTTGTGCAACTCGTTGCCGAGGACCTCAACTTGCCGATCAAGGGGCAGGAACCCGCACCCACCCGGCGAACCCGCGATCGGTTCTCGTGGCCCGAGCATCTCCGGCTTGCCCTGCTGATGTTGACCTACGGGCACTCGTTCTTCGAGCAAGAGGCGCGCATCGATGACGCCGGGCGCGTCCGACTGCGGCGGTTGTCGCTTCGGCCGGCGCGGACAATCTCGGTGTTCAACGTCGCCGTTGACGGCGGGCTAGAGAGCATCGAGCAACACGGCCACATTGAGACGGCCGGGCCGGTGACGATCCCCGTGAACCGCCTTGTGGGCTACGTCTACGAGCGTGAGGGCGGCAACTGGGCGGGCATGAGTTTGTTGCGTCCGGCATACAAGAACTGGTTGCTCAAGGATCGCCTGTTGCGGATCAACACCATGTCGATTGAGCGCAACGGGCTCGGGCTGCCGATCTACGAAGCGGCAGACGGTGAGACCGACCTGACCGCCGGTACGACGCTTGCCACGTCGGTCCGTGCCGGTGACAGCGCCGGTGCCGCAACCCCCAACGGCGCAAGGCTTCGGCTCGCTGGTGTCGAGGGTGTCGTACCCGATGCGCTGCCGGTCATCCGCTACCACGATGAGCAGATCGCCAGAGCCGTTCTTGCCCATTTTTTGAACCTCGGCACACAGACCGGCTCGTGGGCGTTGGGCTCGACGTTCGCGGATTTCTTCACCCTGTCTCTGCAAGCCCTCGCGCAGCAGATCGCAGACGTTGCGACACAGCATGTGGTTGAGGACCTCGTTGACTGGAACTGGGGCACCGACGAACCCGCGCCATTGATCGGGTTTCAGGAGATCGGTAGCCAACAGCAAGCAACAGCCGCCGCGATCAAGTTGCTCACCGACGCGGGGATTCTGCTTCCGGACCGCTCCCTTGAAGAGGCCGTCCGTCAAACGCTCGGCCTGCCGCCGAAGGACCCGCTAGGGAGTGTCCCGACGCCATGAACCCAACCCGTCTGATGAATCGGCGCGGAGAGTACCGCGTGCGTCGGTTGACGAATGCCGCCGACGCCGAAAGCCCTGCTGTCACAGAGATTCTGATCTATGACGAGATCGGGTATGACCCGTGGTTCGATACCGGCGTCGCCGCCAAGACGATCGTTGAGACCCTCAACGACACGACCGGAGATGTTCACGTCCGGTTGAACTCGCCCGGCGGTGACGTGTTCGAGGGCATCGCCATGATGAACGCTCTGCGTCGCTACGACGGCAAGGTCACCGCGTTCGTGGACGGGCTTGCCGCGTCGGCCGCATCGATCGTTGCCATGGGCGCGGATGAACTCGTGATGGCGCGGCAGTCCGAGTTGATGATTCATGACGCGTGGGGCATCGGGATCGGTAACGCCGACGAGATGCAGCAGTTGGCCGATGACCTCAGTCGTGCGTCGGACAATCTCGCGTCCGCCTATGCGGACAAGGCTGGCGGCTCGGTCGCTTCGTGGCGCAAGGCAATGAAGGCCGAGACCTGGTACAGCGACAAGGAAGCCGTTGCCGCCGGACTGGCTGACCGGGTCGAGCAGTCCAAGACCGTCAGTGACAAGGCGAAAGCTCGATTCAATTTGTCGCTGTTCGCGTACGCCGGACGCGCGGAAGCCCCGGAACCCTATCTCCCGGCAGAGCCGGAAAACCCAAGTACACGAGAGGAATCGGCTATGTCCGACACTCTGATTGAGGGGCTGCGCGCCCGGCTCGGGCTCAACGCCGACGCCGATGAGGCGGCAGTCCTTGCCGCTGTTGACGCGTCTGTTGCCCCTGACAACGACCCGGACCCGGACGAGGCCGACGACGAGACCGAGGCGGAAGACGCCGAAGACTCCGACGACGCGGACGAGTCCACCCCCGGCACGGTCTCGATCGATGAGGGGATCCTGAATCAGCTTCGTGCGGATGCCGAGGCGGGCCGGGAAGCGCGCGCTCAGCAGTTGGCAGAGCACCGCGAAAGCCTCGTCAACAGCGCCATTCGCGAGGGCCGGATTTCCGTTGCCCGCAAGGCGGATTGGCTCAACAAGCTGGAAAAGGACGCCGGGTCTGAGACCGAGCTTGCCGGTCTGGCCAAGGGGCTCGTGCCGGTCGACGCTCCGCACGGTTATGCCGGCTCGCTCTCGGATGTTGCCGAGGACAACGGCGACGCGATCTACAACAAGCTGTTTGGGGAGGCGGTCTAAGTGGCCGACTACGTACCTCTGTTCAAGCCCGGTCAGGCGTACACGTCGACTGTCGCCACGACCGCCGTCATCGGTGGCCGGCTGGTTGAGGTCAACGGCGTCGGCACTGTCGGACCGGCCGGTGCCGCATCGGTGAAGTTCTGCGGTGTCGCCGCACAAGACGCGGCCGTGGGCGAAAAGGTCCTGATTCACACCGGCGGGATTCAGCGGCTCACCGCGTCTACCGCCGTCACCGCCGGGGACAACCTCGCGGTTACTGCCACCGGCAAGGTGGCTGCCATCGGTGCCGGAACTTTCGGTCAGCTCGTCGGCGTCGCCATGACCAGCGCGGCCGTCGACGGTGACCTCGTTGAAGTTCTGATGAGCCGGTAAAGGGGAGCAACGATATGCCTTACACCTACCCGCCCGCTGCCCCCACCATCAGCGGCGACAACGTCACCATCAGCCGGTTTCTCAACGACCCGCTGTTGATTGCGCGCCGTCTGCGCACCCTGCTTGAACAGCGCTACATTGCCGATGCCCTGCTGACCGGGCGTTTCAACGCGACCGGTAGCGGCTCGATCGAGTACGAGACCGGTGAATCGATTTTCTCCGGTGAGGACCCGCGCGCCGTTCAGCCGGGCGGCGAGTACCCGTTGGTCAACCCGACCACCGGCCCGGCGTCGTTGGCCAAGACCACCAACTGGGGTCAGGACGCCATGGTGACCGACGCGTCCATTGCCCGGCGCAACATGGACCCGGTCAACCGCGCGCTCACCAAGCTCGCCAACCAGAATGTCAAGTACGTCGACTCTGTTGCCCTGAGCGCCATTTCCAGCGCCGTCACGCAGAGCACGAACGCGGCCGTGGACTGGTCCACCGCAACCGCGACCAACATGCTCAAGGATGTTGGCCTGGCCAAGGCCAACGTGATCGCCCTGAATCAGGGCTACAGCCCTGACACCGTCGTCCTCGATGACATCAACTGGGTCAACGCGATGGTGGCATTCGTTGCCGCAGGCTACGTACCGCGCGAGACGCCGTCGAACAACCCGGCCATGACCGGCGAGTTCCCGATCATCCTCGGCATGCGGTGGCTTGCATCGCCCAACGTGCCGACCGCCAACACCGCCTACGTGCTCGACTCCACGCAGCTCGGCGGCATGGCGGACGAGGACCTTGGCGGGCCGGGCTACACGTCGGCCGGCGGTGTCGGCGTACAGGCAAAGACGATCCGCAAGGACGACACCGACGAGTGGCGCATCCGCTGCCGCCGGGTCACCGTGCCGATCGTGCTTGAGCCCGCGTCGGCGTGGAAGATTGCCGCGATCTGATGGGTTACGTTGTCGCTGTGCCACTGGCGATCGTGCGCACGAGTGAGGGCACGCTCATCCATCTCTACGACGGGCAGCCCGTTCCGGACAACGCAGACCCGGCCGACCTCGAACGGCTCGCCGCTGGCGGGTTCCTTGCCGAGGTCAACGAGTCTGCCGCTGTGCCGGCTGAGCCCGAACCGGTGCAGCCGGTGCAGTCCGCACCGACCAAGCCTGCCGGTAACGCGTCCTACGACGCCTGGGCCACCTACGTGGTGGAGTCCGGTCACGCGTCCGAAGACGAGGTCTCCGGCCTCACGCGGGACGAACTGCGCGAACTGTACGGCTGAGCACCGCCCCCTCTGACCCTCCGCGTGCGGACCGCCTTTGGCGTGTGGTCGGTGGGGGCGGTTTCCCAATGGCAGAAGGGATTGCCGGACATGGCCGTGATGGCGACGTTGGAAGAGTTCGCAAGTTTTCTGCAAGAGGACCTAGACACCGCCACCGCGAACCTCGTGTTGCTCGACCTGGCGCAAGGGCTCGTTGCGGCTGAGATCGGTGATCACGACCCGTGGCCCTCGATCGCCAAGGCCGTTGCCCTCAGTGCGGCCGGGCGCGCGTACGTCAACCCGGACGGCCTCAAGCAAGACACGGTCGGATCTACGACCGCCATCTACAACGTGTCCCCGAGCGCGAATGGCGTCTTCCTCACCGACGACGAGATTGACGCGTTGCATCGATGGGCCAACGGTCCGGGTGGACAGACGTTCGGCCGCCCACAGGGGAGTTTCCCCACCCCGTACTCATGGCCCGATCCGGTGCGCGTGCCGTACGGCTATTACCTGTCCTAGAGAGGCAGTCCGTGGAACCGCTCGACTACACCGACAACGGCGACGGCACCGCCACCTTGAACAACGACCCTGTACCGGACGCGATCTCGATTGCCCGTGTGCCGTGGACGCAGATGGTCACCGGCGAGTTGCCTTGGGCCGTCGTGACCGAGGAACCGAACCCCGATCCGGACACCGCAGACCCGATTCAGATCCTCACCATTGACGCGACGAACGCCGACGCGGTCTTTCGGCGGACGGGAACAGGGCCGGGGCGTTCGACCTTCCTCGATACGGTCTCGTGGGTGTGATGCCCTAGGGGGTAACCCGTGGCCATTGCCTTTCGTGCGTCGACTCAGTCGGGCACGGCGGACACACTGACCAGTTCCAAGGCAACCAACGTTCCGACCGGATCGGCCATCGGTGACATTGCGGTCCTGGTCCTTGAGTACTGGAACACCGGAACAGAGGCAACGGCAACATTCCCCACCGGCTTCACCGAGATCACCGGCGCACACGCGACCGCGACCTATCAGTCAGGACCGTTGGGGTTGCGTGTCGCGTGGAAGCGGCTCACGGCGGCCGACACCGGCACGTACACAATCACTCTGAGTTCGACGCAGTGGTGTTTGTCGCACTGCCTGACATTCTCGGGCGGCCTGGCGTCCGGTGATCCGGTCGAGGCCGTCAACACCGCGACCGGGTCTACGGGTTACCCGTCAACGTCGGTGACGGTTGCGACACTGGCGGCTCTGGTGAACGCAGCCGCAACCGGCGCGGCGGTCACTACGACACCGCCAACGGGATTCACCGAGCGCCACGACACCGCCGTACTGCACAGCAACACCGAGATTCTGGGGTCAACCGGGACCATCACCGCATCCGGCGGCACGATCTCGGCCAATGACGTTATCTGCGTTGCCCTCGTGGCCATCAAGCCCGCCGCCGGTGGCGGCTCGGTCAGCGCGGATGCGGCACTGTCCGGCACCGGAACTCTCACCGCCACCGCCGCCGGGATTCCGAGATCGGCTAGTGCGGCACTGTCCGGCACGGGCACACTGACCGCCACCGCCGCCGGGATTCCCCGATCGGCCGGCGCGAGTCTGACCGGTACCGGCACCCTCACCGCAACGGCCTCCGTTGCCAAGGGCACCGACGCCGCACTCACCGCAACCGGCACTCTGACCGGGGCGGCCTCGAGTTCCAAACCCGCCAACGCGGCATTGTCCGGCACCGGAACTCTCACCGCTACAGCCACGGTCACGGCTGCCAGCGGGGTCGACGCGGCACTGAGCGGCACCGGGACACTGACGGCCACGGCGAGCACCGCCAAGGCCGCCGACGCCACACTGACCGGCACCGGCGCACTGACAGCCACGGCAACCGGCACAGCGCCCGCCACGGCCGCTCTGAGTGGCTCAGGAACGCTCGTCGCGACTGCCACGGGTAGCAAGGTGGCCGGGGGCTCTCTGGCCGGTACAGGGACGCTGACGGCCGCTGCCAGTACAAGCGCGTCCGGCGCGATCGATGCCGCGCTCACCGGCACCGGAACTCTTGCCGCGACGGCCGCCGCCGCCAAGGTCACGGCCGGGACCGCCGCCGCGACCGGCACCCTCGTTGCCGCCGGTGTCGTCACCGGCTCAGCGGGCAGCTCGATCACCGCGACCGTGACCGCCACCGCCACGGCGACCGTCACTCGGTTCCTGACTGTCGACGCCACCCTCGTTGCTCTCGGCACCCTGTCTGCCGGCGCGGCGGTGTCGACGCCTGGGCATGTCATCCACCGGCCCAACACGGGCCGAACTCTGCAGCCTGCCAACGGACGAACCATCCGGCCCAACACCGGGACCACCACACGACCTTAGGGGGCAGCCATGCCCGATCTCGTCATGACGGTGACCGTCACGGCTGAGGCCGAAGTCACCAAGGCGGCCGACATTGCCGCACAGCTTGAGGAAACCGACGCCGACGCGACTAGCGAGGATGACCGATGACCGTTGGGTTCAGCACCGCAAACACGGTCAACGCATGGCTCAACGTCCTGCGTGGCACGAGCGCGGCAACCTTCACCGGCGTTACAACCCTGTTCGTTCAACTGCACACCGCTGACCCCGGCGCGTCCGGCACCACGGCGGTCTCTTCCACGACCACCCGGCAGGCGGTCAACTTTGCCGCCGCGTCGGCCGGGTCTCAGGCGATCACCGGAACCACGCAGTGGACCAACTGGGCCGGGACCAACGGCGAGGTTGTCACCCACATTTCGGTCTGGGGTGCGAGCACAGCCGGGACGTTCTATTACAGCGTTGCGTTGACCGCGTCCAAGACGGTCAACACCGGAGACACGTTGACGCTGACCACGCTCACGGTGTCTGTCGCTCCGTTGGCGGCCTAGCGCATGCGGTTCCGTGACACCGGCACTCGGTTGCGCGGGGCAACGGTCGCCGGGGTGTACGGGAACCCGGCGGCAATCGACTGGACCGAGGCGGGCTTGGGCAAGGTCGACTATCCGTGCGAGTTCCAACCCGAGCCCGGCCGCACTTCCTCGGTCGAGGACGTGCAACAGCAACAGCGCGTACTCAGTCATTGGGTGCTGTTCCTCCCGGCGGGCGCGGACATTACCGACGTGGACCGGTGGCGATTCCTCGGGATCGATTACGAGGTCGAAAGCATCAAGCCGCGCCGCGCCCGGGGCAAGGAACATCATCTGGAATTGCGCGTCTTGCGCGTGAGTGGGGGGTGACGTGCCTTATCCCGTCGCGCCCGACCCCGTTGACGCGCTGATGAATTTCCTGACCGCCGACACGTTCATTTCCGCCATCGCCGGTGACCGCGTTTCCACCACCAAGATCGACACCCCGCTTCCGCGCATTCAGGTGTTCATGGTGTCCGGTCTGGTAACCGAGCCGTACGAGGAAGAAACCGAGTTTCAGGTCGATTGCTGGGGCGGCACCGGAACCACCGGAGAGCGCGAGGCGAAAAACCTTGCCCGCACGGTGTGCACCCGTATCGACGCCATGCGCGGGCCGTTGGCCGGCGGGGCTGTAACCACCGCCGTTACGTCCGTTCGGCCATTCGATCTGCCCGACCCCGATACCGGCCGACCGCGTTGCGTGTGCCAAGTCGCCGTAACGATCTCCCCTAACTCGCCCTAGCTCCGGAGGCAATTTCATGAGCGAGGAATACCTGACCGTCACCTCTGACATTCCGTTCGGGGCCGTGTACGCGTACCGCGTTGGCGACCGCATTAGCCGTTCGGCGGTTGAGGACAACGACTGGCACGACTACGTCACCGCCGACAAGCCCGCCGACAAGCCCGCCGGTAAGGCCGCTCCGGACGCGACAAAGAAGGAGAGCTAAACCATGGCGATTGGAGCGATTAACCCGCTGACCATCAAGACCGGTCCGGGTCTGATTCGTTATGCGCCGTTGGGCACCACTATCCCCACGGTGACGGCCGTTGCGTCCAAGGTCGTCGCGACGTGGACGAACTGGGTTGCGGTCGGGTCGACGGAGGAAGGTCTCACC